TTGGCTTCACCAAGTGCGTGGATTGACAAACCTACATCCCCAGCCATCTCACGAATAATCGGAGCGTAGTGGGAGTAAAATTCGATGTCGGCAACTAGGCCGTTTTCGCTAAAGATTGCATCACTGGTAAGTTTACCAGCCAACTGGTGCACGTCACGCTCAGGGCGGTCGTGTGATTCGTTGATAGATGGGTGGTTCATGAACACCTTAGTGCCAGCCTTGAAAACCTTAGGGCCGTATTGTGCAAGCATCTCTGAGCCGTAGTAGCCAGAAGAACCCCAGCCTGCTTCGATAACTTTTACACGCCATTTGTTGCCAGCGGATGCCACTGGTGCGAGAGCAAAATTCTCGTTTAATTGAACGGTCATACAAAATCTCCGATATTTATCGTCTTGACATTATTGTAGCATACTTGCAAAGAATGTTTATGCGGTTGGTGCGTTATCTTGAGTTCGCAAATCGTTTGCGTTGTCCTGCATTGAACCAACTGCACCAGAGTTTCCTTGTGAAGGAATCGCTGACGATGTTGAAGCAGAACCATCAAGAGCAGGTGCATCAGTGTGCATCTTCTTAACATCCAAAGTCTCAAGCACAGCATCACGGAACTCGTCCTGGTGAATAGCCTTTGATTCGTAAGCAAGAGCAAGAGACTGCATCACACGCTGAGAAGCCTCAGTCTCAATCTTAGGCCACTCGACTGTGGTTTCCTTTGCACCAAGCAAGTTAAGAACACGCTTGTAGAACAAAGTCCAAACCTGCTGACGAGCCTCCATAGCCTTAACGGTTGGAACGTCAAGTGTCTGTGCGGTACCGTAAGCACCAGAAGAACCCGGGTCAGAAAGCAAAGCCACAATTGAAACCTCAAGAGCAGAAGCAACCATCGAAGCAAGTGCACGACCGTTACCCAAGTCAACACTTGAGCCAGTCTTTGGCATTGCAGACAGTTCCATATCAGAACCTGTCACAACAGTCGAAGCGGTTGTCGAAGGGGTAGCAATAGCAGCAGCAGCCGCAGTAGCCCCGCCCTTAGACTTTGACTTAATCTGCCAAGCAAACATCGCCAAAGCCTTCAACATGCGAGAGCCGTCTTTCAGGAACTCGTTGTATGCGTGTGCCCAAGGCATTGCAGCCAAAGCATCAGGGACACCCCAGATAACACCAGCACGACGGTTCACACGAGAATCCAAAATACGGAAACCCTGGTCCACCGGCTGACCATTGATGCTAGTTGCAAAACGGCCCTCTGGTGTGTAAACATCAGACGGGTACCAAACATTAAGCACAGTCTCTTTAGTCTTGCCGCCAGCAAGTTCCTGCTCACGACGAGTCCAAGTGCGACGGAAATAACGAACACGCTCAGTGTCGTCAGGGTCAGTCACAACTGCAGTGATCTGGTTGAAAGGGATACGCTGGAAACGCTTAGTACTCATGTTAAAAAGCATGAACAACTGACCATCAGTAAAGTGTGAACGCTCGTTCACAACCTGCGCCTCTGGTGAGAAAAGAACTTCTTGGTTCTGAGGGTCATCAATGTTCTTCTGAACACGAGGAGGCAAATCGCCAAACGCAACGCCACGACCAAAGATGTAAGACGTGCGAAGACCTGAACCACGCTTCAAAAGCGGGTTACCATCTGAAGTTTCACGAATACGAGCCGCAGCATCCTGCAATTCCTGCAAGTCAAAACCATCAGTGGTGCTATTGATGGTGTTCCAGCCCTTATCATCGAACGCAAGCACAGCCTGTGCCATCGATGAGTAAGACTCACGAAGCAATTCGTTCTCTGAAATCTGTGCCAAAAGCTGCTCTGAAACGTTATCAAAAGCCATGAAAAAGTCCTTAAAAGTAGGTTAAAACCATTCTATCATGCGATAAAACGTATCTACCACTGCCAATTGTCGTAGAAAGCAAACTCTCTACTAAAGTTATCGGTATCAAAAGTCACAATGTCACCCGGTTTCTTACCAGCATACGGGCCCTGAAACAGTCTTGCAAGGTCTACGGAAGCATAAACAGCAGCATCCAAGTTGTCGGGAGAGCTAACTCCACGGCTTCGCATGTCATCTTTCGACTCAATCTGAATCGAACCGGTGGTAGAGAACTTATAACGCAGCATCATCAGTTCATCAATGAGCGCATTGTCGTCCGGATCCAAATCAATGCTGCCATTAAGCATTTGTTCACGGAGTGAGTCAAAATTATAAGCACGAGCATTAAACCAGCGAGTACGGTCAGGAGAAGCAGCGGAACCAAGCATAGAGATAACGGTATAGATACCCTCACCCATAGCGGCAAGTTGGTCCACAACCGGACCACCAAGGCCCGCACCATCGACACGAACTTCTTTACATCCCAGCTCAAGGGCTGCGGTGTGGACTCGGTTTGCAGACTCCAAAGCAGACGCTTTGCTCCAGGACGAGTACTTGCGAACCCTGCCACCACGGTTCGTGTAAATAACCGAATCGTCTTCACCGAAGCGAGCAAGGTCGACACCCATGACAACAGGAATTTCTTCATCTTCAACAACTTCCGTATCCATTGCTTTATCCAAAGCCACCTGAGAGAAAAACGCAGTATCGTCCTCGTCAGGGAACTGGCCCAAAACCTTCGACTTGTAACGAGCAGACTCCTCACCCCACGCAATCTTCTGACGCTCAACCCACTCAGGCTGAATCAAAAGAGGCTTCACATTCTCAGGCACCCACTCGTCAGTAAAATTCGGAGTATCAAACGCTGAAATGTGAATCTTGTTCCAAGTCTCATCCTCACGGAAAATGCGGTGGAACTCTGTCGCACGACGGTCAGGGTTACCAATAGCCAAAACCCGAGAGTCAGCAGAAGTCGTAACCGCTTCCGCAGCAGTGTAAAGGTCAGTAGGAATACCACCAGCCTCATCCAAAATCACAAACACGAAACGGCGGTGAATACCCTGAAAGGCAGAAACAATGTCAGTATCAGCAGGACGACGACCAAAACCAATCAGCGTACCATCTTTGTCTTCAAGCTTCCACTCCTGCGACTGGTTAATCTTACCCGGCAAAGAGAAACCCCTAATCGCTGCAGCCTTATGATTATCCTGCAACTCACGAAACAACACACGAGCAATCTGAGGATACGTCGGAGCTGAACAAATCAACGCCACCTCATACGGGTCACGAGTAGCAACCCACCACGCACCCATAATACCTGCAACCGCAGACTTACCAGCACCGTTACAAGACACCACAGCCGTGTGCGTAAAATCAACAACACTCTTGCCAATCTCAGCCTGCTTAGACCACATGTGCTTACCCAACACGTCAGAAGCCCAAGCAGCAGGGTCATTCAAGTAAAGGCTATTCTTGCTCCTCTGACGCAAATCACCAATGACCCCGTCAATAACATTATCTATCATTAGAAAGCAAATACTCCACTAGATCCGGATTGTCCTGAAGCATCATCATAAACGGCTCCTCATAAAGTCCAATGAAGTAATGCTCCCACTCGTCATAAGTTGTGCTCTTAGAAGGCTTAAACGACCCACCAAAAGTAAAACGAATAGCATGAAGCAACTCGTGCATCAGTGTGGTCCGTTTAACACCCGGAGCCATCCCAGCATCAATCACAATCACATACTCTTTGTCATTGGTGAAACCATACACTTCATCATCATAAGCAGTCTTACGGGCCTGTTCAGAAATCTCCCAAACCTGTGTGCCCAACTTAACAGTCTTCGGCATCTTAGCCATTACTTATCCCCATCCGCTAACAACTCATACTTCGCCAACACAAGACCCTCAGTCACAATCGCATCAAGCTCCTCTAACGAAACCTGCGGATACTTCTCAGCCAACTCCTTCTTAGCGAAGTTCAACGCCGCATCCAAGGCCCTAAACAAAATCCTCTGCTGGAACTCCGACAACTTCAACACATCCTCGTCAAGGCGAACCTGAGACGAATCAAGACGCTTACCAATCAACTCCAAAGTCTTCAAAAGTAGACGACCTGAGTCTAGGTCCTTAAAGTCCACAGCCGACTGAGTCAACGAATCCTTCAAATCATTCAACTCATGCAACAACAACTGCTGACGCTCATGCTGAGACCACACATCACGCTTAGACATCAAACCCTTAACATGAGCAATCGCCTGCGGTGCAGGAACACCAGTCATAGCCTCCATCTCATCACCAGACTTACCAGAAGCCGCCAACTTAATCAGCGTCTCATCGAGAAGCGAAACTTCCTTACTCGCCATCCGTAAACTCCCCACTCGGCATCATCGGAATCTTAGGAAAATTCGCCAAATCCAAACGCTGATGCAAAGACTCAACCATCATAAACACACTAAGCACAACAGCCATGATATCCTCATTGCTCGCAGGCAACTCAGAGTCATCCGGCTCCTCTATCGGGTCAGTCAATCCTCTAGACATAACACCCTTTCCAAAAAGTTTTAAAATTACGCAGAATTTTTTTTGCGGTTACCTTTACGACCAGAAACCAATTCGCCAGGTTTCTT